GAGTTAGTATATAAATCCCTACCAGCGAGACCTATAATTTTTTCTCCTTGATAGATAGGGAAAACAAATCTGTTATTTAACTTTCCATAAGTCTTTACTCCTCCACCAAAATCTTTTATAGTTTGCTCTGAAATACCTCTATTTTTATAGAATGTATACCAAGGCATTAAATCCTTTACAAAATCAGAATCAAAGAATTTGTCTTGAACTATTTTAGTTTCCTCTTCTTCTTCCTGAGTATTAGCTGAATTATCAAAATACTCATTCCTTAAAAAGTTTTTAGCATCCTTTTCATTTATATTTAAGGTTATCATGGCCAACTTTACAAGAGGACCAGATTGGCCAGTAACGAAATCTGTAAACCATCCACTTTTAGTATTTACACTTAAAGATGAACTAGCACTATTTCTATAAATAGCTTTCATTCTTAGATAATCAGATCCAGACTTCTCTGGCATATATCCCATTTTCTTGAGTAGCTCTACGATCATATAAAGTCTCCTTTAGTATATTTTTTATTATTTGCAACTTCTATTTGCCCTAACCTTTTATTAAATACATCTTCTGCACTACCACATTCCATAACTTTAAAGTTCTCGACTTTAAAATTAATGTAATTTTCTACAAAGACATCTCCGTCTTGAGTAGACCTCTTCACATAGTTATCTGCTCCCATAGCCTCTTCGCCTTGAACACGAGCTCGAACTTCGATAAGTTTATGAGTTCCGAATTCTTTACCTCCTTCTCCAATTTCCTCAGGAGTTTTCTTCTCTAATCTATACATGTTGGAACAATGCCACTCAATCTGAGAAGACATTGCTGTGCCTCCGCTTCGATTAGTTTGCACGGCTGTCAAACCTGCTGTCCTTGGTAATGAAGACACGAGTTTTTTTAGCTTGTCAGTCTTTTGACCAAGAAGCTCGTATCCTTCAAATGCATTCGTAATATTTTCTTGAGTTGATTTCAAATAATCATAAATAAGCAGTACATTCTCCCCATTTTTAACATTCTGGACATACCATCTTTTAGCAATAGATATTACTTCATCAATAGATTTATTCGCTACATACTTGTGGTGAACTCTACCTTTATACTTTTCCAAAGAATTTAAAGCTGCATATACTTTATTCTTGTCTACGGGGTTATTAAGAAACTTACCTGTTTTAATTTTATACTCATTAACACCGGAAATAGCAGAAAGATTTCTAGCAATAATACGATCAGTTTCTAGCTCAGTATCTAATACTAAAGCTAAACAATTATTTTCTGCTAATCCAGCTACCTCATAAGCTAAGAAGTTTACGAAAGTACTTTTACCAACTTTCGGACCAGCAGCAATAACAAACAAATCACCGAAACTAGGGCCTCCATACATTTTTGTAAAAATTGGGAACGGAGTTTTAAGACATACAGGCCTTGGATTCTCAGCCCAGTCCAAAACGGTTTCCTGCATCGTAGAAAAAACATCAATAGGCTTTTCCTCGTCAGCTACGTTTTCTGTGCCCGCACTCTTTAATGTATTCTCAATAACATTGGCAAGCTCTGGCAAAGATTTATCAATATTACTCCTGATTTCATTCTTGCCTTCTTCCAAAGATTTATCAGCTTTTCTAGCAAAATCGTATTTGATTACGTTAGCAATAAAACTAGGAATAGATTGCTCTCTGATTTGCATCTGAGATAAACAATCAAGATAATCTATAATATTTAAATCTTCAAATAACTTTAAACCAATAGACGTTAGCTTTTCAGCAACAAGCAATTTATCTACAGTCGCATTTTGACTGTAAACAGCTAGAATAGCAGAAAAGATTGCTGAGTGAACTTTATTATCAAAATGAGTTGCTTTTAAAACAGAACCGTAATCAGCTACATTGTCTGGCCACTTTATAAAGCCAGCTAGACATGCACGTTCTTGTTCCTGAGGAGTTGAAATTCTGCTATGGTTCATTTAAATAGAAAATCTTTTAGAGATTTAGGTTTTTTCACTGATAGTTCTAAGTCTAACTGTACATCTTGAACAAAGATATCTTCCGATTTTTCTTGTTTTTGTTCCTGTTTTATCTCTACACTAGGTAAATACGTTCTAATATACTTTCGACCTTCTTCACATAGATAGAAAAGAAGAGTAGAAGCTTTTTCATTTGGGACTACAGAGAGAAGAGTATTTAAATCAAATAAAGCCAAAAGCTTGTTTGCAGCCAGCATCTCCTTGGGCCAAAAAATCTTATCTCTTTTTCCAATGAAATGAAGTATAAGAATTCTTGCCTCTTTAGGATTAGAAATTTTCTTTGGTTTTGGTTTAAGTTTTAAAATCAAACCAAATTTACCATGCAAATACTCTCTGATTTCCATCACTCCTTTTGATCCCATGCCTTCTAGAGACTTAATGTCTTCTAAAAATTTACCATTGAAATCAACTTCAGAGAGGAAACCATTCTGTAATAATACATTTTTTGTCCTATTAGAAATAGGGAATTCAGAGACAAGCATAATTATTTAATAATATGAGAACCGAAAACACTTTCTATCCATTTTTCTTTTAAAGGCATATTCTTTTCATAGATTTCAATCACTTCAAATCCATTTTTCTCAAGAAGATGCTCCTTCAGAACATCTCTATAAACCTGTTTCTCGAAGTCTTCAACTGAATTTTGAAAATAAGGAGTATACTCTACATGAAATAATCCGTTTACTTCTACGGCTATTTTTCTTGAGAAATTCATTAGATCAACTCTCAAGCGAGTCTGAGGCAAAAGAACCTCCTCCCCAACAACATCATCTTTCCAATACTTTTTAAAGAATTGTTTTACATTAAACTGGAAAAAGCTAAGACTATCACCATTCCATTTTATTGCATATTTTTTCTCGGACAATGGTCGGATGTTTCCTTTTGCCGTTATCCATTTCATTTAAAAATTATAGAGATAATTTTTGGATTTCCGCAATTATAAGACTACAAGCCTGTACCAGATTGTCTTGAACAGATTCACTAGGAGAAAAATTTTTCAATGGCCAAAGTTCTTTAGCTTCTTTAAAATTATCATCGCCAGAAGTTTGACCATGAGCAAAACCAACAAGAGTTAAAGCAGCCAATAGAAGCTGACCATTTTTATATTGTAGGTCATGATCTACAGTATAACCTTTTTCGATCTGCTTTTCTCTTTGAGTCTTAATTGAATCTAATATTTCTTGGATGTCTTTCATATTTTATAAAGATATATTGTACTCATCTAGAAAAAAATCAACTGATAAATTTCCTATATTTTCGTTAAAAAGTTCTACTAATTTAATATTATTTCTAATACACCATTCTCTTTTACTATCGTCACTTTTAACTTTGTTTAAGAAATTTTGTCGATTCTTATGTAGCCATGGATTAAAATTCACATGGTATTCATCAGGGCTAACCTCTACAGCTATTTTTTTAGAAAAATTAAAAAGATCAATTCTAAGTCTGCTGCCGGGAATAACAAACTCTTCTTTGACTACATCATTTTTCCAAAATGGATAAAGGAAATTTTTTACTTTAAGCTGGGGTATAGAAATTTTCTTATCCCAGTCTATACAAGATTTGGCAATAACATTTACTTTCGTATTGCCCTTTAATTTCGTTAATTCCATTAAGCTATAATCTCATTAACTTTTTTGAGAAGCCATTCGAAAACAGTTTTATTGTTTTCTATATAATCATAAAGAGAGGACATCCCTTGATGCTGAGTTTGTATTTCTACTCCATCATCTTTAGCCATCGAAACAATACTTTCAGAGAAAGAATACCAAGCTCCTTTTTTAGTAACCAACTCAAATGATATAATCATATCTACGACTTCTTTCTCAACCCAAATAGCACAACCACTCCTTCCTTTTTTAATAGGAATTTTTACTTTAGAACCAGTTACATCTGTAGATGACTTTTTAATTTCAATGGTAGCGTAAACTCCAAGAATTTTATTCTTTACAGGATCTGGTTTATCATTCGGTTTTTCTAGAATGTAATCTCCACCATAACGAGGTTGATACGAAAGAGTAATATCACTTTGGTGATTAATTGCTGATCCACCTGCTCCATCGCTTTGCCTTGGAGGAGTTTTGCTATAAGGATCTAGTTTTATATCTGCTGTGTATTGACTTGTAATCAAAAACAAAGCATCGAAGTGAACTACTTTCAAAGCTAATCTTTTAAATAAGATTTTTGTAAGAAGAGGGACACCAGCTACTTTAACATTCTCATCTCCATTCCAAAGATTCTTCTCCTTGTCTGATTTAAG